AGGGTACTGCCAAATCGCTTTGAGATGTGTCCACAGATCGCTGACATTAGAAGGAAGGGGAGTACCGCTAAGCAACCAAATACGATCAGCAAACTTAACAAGACCATCGCCACGACAATACTGGCCGTAGATATACTTTGTGCGCTTAGCAGTACGGTTGCGCAGATAATGCGCCTCGTCCAGAACGAGAACCTCTGGCCCGAACTTTGCGATTTCATTGCGAACCTCCTTCGATTGCGTGATCTTATCGTAGCTGAACACCTTCACTTCGCGCTCGACCGTACCCCACTTGTCGAACTCACGACGCCAGTTAATCTTGGCGATGGCGGGGCAGACGACAACGACCTTTGTTAAGCCGAGTGTATCACACGCTGCGATAACTTGAAGTGTTTTGCCAAGACCCTGCTCATCCGCAAGGAACGCGGCAGGGTTCTTACAAAGAAAGTCTGCGCCGACTTTTTGGTAATCGAATAGGTGGTTCATCTTTTCTCTCTCCCGCGTAACAAGCAAGAAGCGCAGCCTCTGCCCGTCCGTCGTCCTTCTTTCGTGCAAAGAGGTGGGCGTAATCGGGGAACAACTCTTGCGCTCTTTGCCGACTACCGTCCTTCCCTCCGAACGTGCGCATAGACTTAATCCAAGTTGCAGGTGGGATCAACTCAAAAGGTACAGACAGGCCAGCAAGGACACCTTCGACGATACCAGCCGCACGGCCAAAGCTGAACATGGAAGAAACCCCGTTTCCCGGCATAGCGGAAACTTTCTCGATAAGGGCCTTGATCTCGCCGGTTACATGTGGGCGCAAGGCATCCGCCAGCATGTGCGCGTCAACCTGATTGACGACACGCGGTCCACGTTTGACTTTAAGAGTAGGCATGTCGATGACGACAAGTTCTCGACTATCCTTATCCAGAATAGCAACAGCCCCGAACGCGCCGGGATCAATGCCCATGAATTTCATAGGCAGTGTGTACAGTATCAGAAGCTAGTTCGCAAGTTACTGCGTGGCCCCAAAGACTTACGATGGCGAAGCCCGTCGGGTTTGTGGCGACGCTTTGACTTTGGCTGTGGTCGCCATGACATATCTTTTACGCCACTCTTCTTAGCCATCACTTTCCTTTCGTATACACCTTGTAGTCACCTGGGTCTGTATACTGTGCGCCGTTAGGTAACGCGTCAAATTGTTCTTGGCTCTTCATGAGCGGAGCCTTGCTTAACTGACGAAGAAGTTCCGGCGCGCTCATGCCGGTGCTAGCTTTGACTTGGCGGTTAATCATAATTTCTTCTTCGCGGTTAGCCGCTTTAACCTTTTTCAGCAAACCGAGTTCCGGATTTTCCTCGTCAAACTTAGCGTTGGCTGCTTGACGCGCCTTAGCATAAAGCTCTTTAATCGCGGCGGACTTGCCGACATTATCGAGGCTTTGATACTCAGGCGACTGCAACATCGGTGCGATCCCGCGCTCGGCAATGATGCCTAAGTCGCGGTTAATGAGGCGGTCGGTGTCAGCATCGCCTGTCTTTGACCCGACCTTATATGCCGCTATGCCAAGTTTATCCAACTCGCTCTCAACAATGTTCTTAGCTGGGCGGATTGTAACGCCGAGAAGCTGACGTAGTGCTGGGTTAGTTGTGGTCATCGGTCCTTCGCGTGTTGGACTTTCCGCTTCAGGAATATCCAGCGCCCGTTGCGCACCGGGGATTGACCGAGTAAGTGTCCCAAGCATGTCACCCTTTGCATCTCGATAGATGGCTTCTTCTGGGTCGTACGCGGCGTAAAAATCTTTAAGCCCTTGCATTGGCGTGAACAAAGCCGCGCCGTAATCAGCGGCGAACTTACCGATAATATCCAGATATTTCTTGGGGTCCGAGCCTGCGTCGGTAAAGTCTTTGATGAACTCATCGACAACATACAGGCCCGTACCCGCTCGGAACTGAGAGCCAGTTACCGCTTGAAAAATTTCTTTAGCGTCTATTGCTTGGTCGAGCGTTTGGCCGTTGAGCTTGCCGTCGTTGTACCGCTTAATAATATCCGCGACGAGAAGGTACTGAGGGACTGGGAAGTATGCCTTCATGTCGATAACACGACCATCCGGCAGCTTGGCCTCGCTCCACTTCTCCCCGGCTGCGTCGCTGCTACGGAACAGATACGCGGCTCCAAACAACCCAGTGCCCACGATAGCCTTGGACAAAACTTCAGGATCACCGGCCATCATAGCATCGCGGTTCTTTTTTGATAGAAGACGCGCTACCCCCAACGGGTTATACTCGGCCTGAAAACGTATGGCGGAAACCATAAAGCGCGGAAACGGCGCGACGGTAACACCTGCTGGGCCAAGTGCTTCGACCAAGCCTATAAATTTGTCTGCAACTTTACCCATAATGTGATCGGTTTTTGGCGCGGCCCCGTAGGTAAAGTCCATCGTCTCCCGCAACGCCGCCTCAATGGCATCTTGCGGAATTTCGTCAAGACGTTGTGTGTCTACTATATCGTCGATGTTCATGCCGCGACGGGTTAATTCTCGACGCAGATAAACAGGAAACATTACGTTGCGTGTTGTCGTTTCGGTAACTCGGTTAACCAAGTTAAGGGTGTTAACGACTTTTTCGATTTTACCAAACTTGTCTTTAGCCACACCACCCGCGACATCCGCCGCGTATGTAGCGTTTAGGTCTTTAACAGTCTTTGGGTAGTATGTGCGAAGCTGTTCGTAGAACTGCTTATTGCGTGCAGGTTGGAATCGATCAGTAAGAACAGCAAACGCGTCGAGCGCGCTCGCCCCAACCTTGTCGTTCCGAAATGGGTTTATAGCTGCGTTAATTGCGGTCGATGTAAGTGAAGTAGCCATGTCGATTGGGAGACGCACAACGGAGCCCCATGTATTACGCATGGTCGTTGCAAGCTGTTGAACCATGAGGCCACGCGTTACGTCGGTCGTGCGCTTCCACAGACCAAGTTCATCCGGCGTTTTCACGCCAGCTTCGGCGACATCCGCCGCTTCCTTCTTGATGTACTTGCTCATCACCATGCGGGCACGAAGAATACGCGCCGCTTCGGTGGCCGTTTGCTGCGACCCAGCCACAAAGTCTGTCAAATCTGACGGGTCAATACCGGCTTGCTTGGCGAGTTCAAGGGTACGATCCATAGGAAGCGTACCTGCGTCGAAGTGCATGAAGAAGAAGTCTTTAAGCGGAAGTCTTTCTGGTCGGGACAAACCCGTCTCTTTAAGGTAGTCCACTTCAAAGCGTAGAACTTTGTCTGTCACTTCTTGAGTAGCGATAGGCCGTGTCTGGCCTTTCTCGCCCAACGCTTTAAGGCCCGCCATGCCCTGTTCTTCGGGCATACGGGTAGGCGGAACAGGCGGAACAGGCGCAGCAACTGCGGCCATCTCCGGAGATAGTACCGCCTTCGGCGCGCCACTGAATGTACCGGGGCCACCGGGTAGGTAGCGATTCAAAAGCGCGCCACCCGCCAACCCGCCAACCCCGCCGACAGTAGCGCCCAAAATACGATTACCTTCGCCAGCTTCTCCGCTACCGTACAGCGCACCGTATGCGGCTTCGCCGATAAGGGGTGCGGCTCCGGCGAGTCGAGTGCCAGCGAGGACGCTCTGCGCACCACGAATGGCGGGGACTGTAGCCAATGCTCCACCAGTCAGTTCGCCGACAAACGACGAAACGGGAGCCGTCTCGCGCAGATAGTCTTTGGTTTCTGGGTCCATGCCATAACCCGCAGTGATAGCGTTAGCCGCACCACCGAAATAACCAGCGGCCATCTGGCCAAGGTCGGTCTTCAACACATCTCCGAGCAGGCCCTCTGCCGCACCCGTTTCACCAGTCTGCGTTGGGATGAACTGCATAGGGCCGCGCTTGGCAGCGGCGGCACGAACGGAGTCAAGATAATTGGGGTCAACTTGACGATTAAACTTCAGCCCAATATCCGCAACTTCTTGAAGGATTTGATCCGGAGTTTTTCCGTCGCGGATACCCGCGTCATAGACCCCCTGCATTTCGCGCTGCGCCAAGCGGTCTTCATCGGTAAGCTGCATCGCACCCGCCGTAGCGGGGACAACTCTGTCCGGAGCCATAGTAGATACCGAAGCAACGGTCTTTGGCGGGGCAAACGGCAACGCAATAGTTACGTCCTGCGTCTTGCCTGCTATCGGCGGGCGTATGATAATAGGCTCCGCAAGTGTGGGGCCTTTATAATTTTTCAGAAGCCAAGCGTCAGCCGCAGCTTTAAGTTCGTTTTGATTGTTAAGCGACGTTACCCCCGGAAGCGTGATCTTCTCCCCAGTGGTAGGAATTTCCAGAAATACTGGTGCGCCTTTCGGCTTTGTCTCGGCCATCTAAAGTCCTATTGACGGATAAGTGGAACGCCGGTCGCTTTCGGAAGAACCCGATCAAAAGCCTCTACAATGCCGGGGGCTTTAGCTGGTTTAGTAACACCCTGCTGAGTAAACGGAACATACATATTAAGTTTAGGGTTCCATTGCCGCAGTACTTCTTTTCCGTCTACTATAACTATTTCTGGCTTATTCAACTTTCCACCGCTACCGCCACCACCAACATTGGCGGCAACACGTTTTTCACGTGTAACCGCAAGACCAAAGTTGGCCGCTTCAGCAGGGGACATATTGACTTTAAGAGTACGTTCTTTGCCGCTCTCATCCAAAACCGGCTTGCCCGTATCTTCGTCGATAAGTACCAACTTATCACCAGTGCTTATATATTTAGTGTTAGCAGGGAGTGACCAATTCGCAACTTGATCGGTTCCGTTTGAATATATGTAGCGGGTCTTGCCGTCTGCATCGCGCTTAATTTCTTGTACACGCTTTTCGCGGAATGCAATTTCGCTGATCTTGTCAGCGCGCTTATCAAGCGGAAGACCTTCAAGCGCGGCACGTTCGTTGTCTGACAACAACTGAGAGTATCTCTCAATGGACGCACGCTGCGCAGCTTCTTGCTGCTGGGCCTGTTGCAACTGGGCGATCTGATACTGAGCGTTCAGCTTATCCATTTGCTGTTTGCGGACATTTTGGAGAACAGCACCTGGGTCTATCGCGCCACGGCTACCTGCGGCTTGAAGTACTTGACCAACCGCAGATATTTTCTGGCCGGTGGACAGCGGGCCAATACCGCCACGCATAAGAGCCTGCATATCTTGGATATACTTTGCTGTTGGCGTAAGTTCAGGCGCGGCTGGCGCGGCTTGGGGCATGATACCCGCCTGAGCAATAGACGGCATAGCTCCAGAAGAACGCACTACGCCACCCGGCGGTGTGCGGTCCGGAATTAGCAAACGCCCTAAGTCTTGTAGCCCTCGAAGTCCTGGTACTCCCACCATCTACTTACCACCTTTGCCGAAGAGTTCAAGGAGAGCACCAATTGAGGACGCAGCCGACCCAACTTGGCCGAGCGTTGACTGGCCTGGTGCAGTTGTCGTTTGCGTAACGGCAGACGGAAGACCCTGCGAACCCATGAGCAACGTCTGAAGCTGCTGTTGCGGGAAGCCGCGCTGTTCGAGGAAGTCCTTGTAAGCCAGATCAAGGTTCTGTTGAGCCATGCCGCGCTGTGCTTGGCCTGCACCCTGAAGCATTGCTGCGTAGGACTGCTGATTGCCAAGCGCCTGTTGGCCGTAGCCTGCAAGAGCGGATGCACCCGCAAGCTGCTGTGCTGGCAGACCCTGTGCAAACCCAGCGGCTTGCGTGTATCCCTGATTATACAGGTTCGCCAGCGTCTGAGCCGTATTCAAATCTTCTTCGCCTGCAAGCTGCGCCTCATATACACCACGGCGTTCGTTACCAAATGCCTTTGATGCGGCAAGCTGAGACTTCGTGGCTGCGTCACGTTCAGCGCGGTTCTGTGCTAGACGGGCCATCGTGGCGTCGATGACGTTGGTCTGAAACGGCGACATGAAGCCGGAGACATCTTGCTGAAACTGTTGCGGCGTGTACCCTGCTGCACGCTGAGCGACTTGCGTAGCCTGTTGAAGTTGCGGCATACCCACTTGCTCGGTGGCAGCGCGGGTGGCAACACCGAACGCCTGCTCTTCAGCGGGTCGAAACTGCGCAATGCGCGGACCGCCATATGCCTGATACGGAATAGACGCAACCTGCTGTGCGGCTCCGTAGTTACGCGCCAGAATATCCTGAATGAAAGGATTGAGCGCCTGAGTTTGCGTAGTAGTTACCGCCATTATAATCTCCGTGCGGATTGGCCGCCTAATCCTTCGTTATTACCATATAAATTAAACAATTGACAGCCCATTACTGCTCCGTCTGTGTAACAGCTAGAATAGCAGCGGGAGCGGCGGGTGCAAATGCCGTCGCCGCCACAGTCGCAATACTGATGTTGGTATCATCTGAGGCGTACATTACCTCGACGTAATCCCCCGCTAAGATCGACGATAACTCGCTCAATGAAACAACAAGATAGCCGCCGTTTAAAGACGTTGACGCAATGCGGGCGGAGTTAGGAAAATCAGTCGTTCCATTTTTGCGGAACCACACCCAAACGCTTTTCTGCGAGGAGTTGGTAGACGTGATCTGTACCGATACAGAAAAATTATAAAGGCCAGCATTCGCCATAACAATCCGAGATGTAGGGCTTCCTCGTGTTACGCCCTTGCCAAACTCCGTTGTTGTAAACGTCAATGCGTAGGCGGTGTTGGCCGCAGCCGGTGTCTGCGTGTCGGTCTTGGTAAACTCACCATAATATTTCTGCTGCTCAATCGTCGGGCGAACAAAGATGATACCGTCAGTTGTACCAACCTTCATCACAGCAGCCAGCGGAATGACGTTGTTTGGCGCTGTAGGCTTTACCTTTGTTAAACCACCGGCAACAGTTGGCGAGGCGTAAAGCAAATCGCCAAGGGTGAACGCGCTGGTGTTCAAGCCACGAACAAATCCCCACGTTGTGCAATAGCCCTTCTGCCCAGTGTCAGGCAGATCGTGCGTCATGATGCCAAGGATGTTAAGCGAGTTCTGTGAGCCGTCCGCTAAGTAAGGGGCTATAGAGAGTGCGCTATCAGGGACCGCGCCTATGAAACCAACAACAGTCCCATTCGGGATTGTTACCCCAGTATTGTTTTGAACCCGCGCATACTGCTCTTCGCCGATCTGCTGGACAACGCCGTATTCCATGCCAAGATCAAGCGTCTGGTCAGCGGTATTCCAAGAAAGGCTACCCATTTCAGGAGTATGCGTATCAGTCGTGATGAATGATGCGTCCGAGACAATCAGCTTGGCGGGTTTGTAGACGCCTACATCTTGGCCCTTTGTATACGCGGTATTGGCGTTGAGTTCGATCAGCCGGTTGCGCTGCGCCTCATACGCGGAATCGTATTGAAGTGGTGCTGGCGGTAATCTCAGTGTCATCGACGCCCGCCTGGGATAGCGTTAAGCCGCATGATACCTACACGCCAATCAACGTCGCGTGCGCTGTCAACACGCATACTTATCTGACGCCCATTGAAGCGGACCGACGTTGGGTTCTCTAAGGAGTACGGCCCATAAGAACTCTCGATCCCGTTGGGATAATACTTCTTATAGAACGTAGCCGTCACATCGCCCTGCGTACGTTCATCTGGGATAAGTTCGTTAATGTGCAGAACGCGGTCGCCATCGCCAATCTGAACTGGCCCAGTCTCAGCGAATACATCGCCAGCGCCTGGACGAACAAAGGCAACTTCGTGGTCGTACACAAAACCGTCTGCGGTCCACATCATTGGGTAGTTAAACACGGTCTTGTCGATACCGCAAGTGCGAGACAATGTTCCAATGGACCAGTGATTTTCGGTATAGTTCCAGACTACATAGCGGTCAATTTCTGTAGCGGAAGATGATGGGTAGAACCACCATACTTCGCCAAACTGCGTGTTAGGAACGCAGACAATCTTAGAACGCTGTGAGCCGTTGAGGTCTGAAAAGACATAATCTTCAACGTCCGAAGGCAGCGGCTTAACGTAACCATCGTAGACAAAGAAGCCACGGTCGCCCATCCATACTGCCATGTTATCGAGGACAGCGATAGCTTGGCGTGAGATGATGCCGCAGTTGCGGCCTGCGGTTTCAAACTGATAGACGAACGGCGCACCAACATACTGGGCGGTGTGGGCGTCAACGTCTGTAAGAACCAGCATCTGGCCGCGAACACGACGAGCGCACATGATCTTACCCGGCGTGGTGAGAATGAAACTACCAGCCAGATTGGTAGACGCAGCCGTCCACACGGTGTTGTTTTCTAGATCGCACCACGCAACTTTACGCGGATTGCCATCGGCGCTGAGCGCAAAGATTGAACGCTCATCCGTAACCGCAAGACCTGTGCATCCTGTTGGGGAGTTAGCGAGTTGCGCCGCAGCCGTAACAGGCGCTACATCATCCAACTGCCATTCGTACAGCTTGCCGTCAGATGTGGAACAGGCGACAAGATACTCGCCCCAGTTGTCGAGGCTCCATGTGGCCGCTTCTGTAATTGGGCCGATGTCCGGACGCGGTGTACCGTAGGTAAAGCTGCCGTAAGTAAGGTTGCCGTAGCCGGTGTTGTCATCACCGTTTGCTGGGCCTGGAACAAAGCCTGCGGGCGTGATGTCGATGAGTACACCCGCCGAAGTCATGCTGAATAGTTTTGTATTGGTCCCCACCCCAAGACGACGTGTGCCATCATTGCTGCGCCATGCAAGCGTTGTGCGCGGTACTCCGTTAGTGGCCACGCTATTACGAATACGCCACCCACCAACCGGACGCATTGTCCCGTTGTGCCAACGAATAAGATTGGCGTCATACCACCGTCCCGCAGCCTGAAGCTCAGTGCCGTTGCGGTAAACGCCGGGTGGTATGGAAATAGGGATCAGTGTCATGCTGTTGTCCGTGTTGAGGCGCTGCGCTCTTATATCACTTTTTAGAAGTTTTTACAGCCTCTTCCCATGCTTCTACAGTCAAGCGATGTTTCAACGCACAATCGCCGTATTTAGCTATAAGATCAACTTCCCAAGTTGCACGATCAGGGTCGGTTAGGATTGATGGCGGGGCGGGAAGTACTGGACAATTACTCGCTAGGTTCGCCGGAGGCAGCGGCATTGGCACGATTGATACCGCCTTCGAGCAACCCGATAACCCGATAATCAGGAGCGCAATCAGCAGAAACAGCAGGGAGAGTTTTGTATATCTCCCGTATTTCGCGGGTTGTTCCGGCGACCACGACATCGGCTTGATCTCGTTGGGTTTGGTAAAGCGTAGAAACCTCATCTATCTTTCCTTGCATTTCTCGGCGTTGCTTCTCTGCCTTTTCCAAAGCCTTGGAATACGCAGCATCACACCGCCAGTCTCTGACCGTCCACCCAGAGGCAAGGCCAATAACAAGAGCGCCTGCCGCCACATAACCCATGACTGGATTAATCGGCCCCATTTATTTTGCCCCATTCTCTCACCGCAAATATAGTAGAACACGCCGCAATCGTAGCCGCCAAGTCTGTAAGTGAGATCGGCTCACTGCTCATAATCGGCAAGACTACTGCGTTTACAATAACACCCGCAGCGATACCGATGCAGGTGAATGGACGCCACCAGATACGGACACGCTCAAGTAATGCAGTTTCAATTTGTTTCAACATTATTTTGGGTCCGGATGGTTAGCGTGAGGCAGTTCCCAGTGCGGACCGTCCTTAAAAGATTTCCAGTCGCCGCCCCAAGTTAGTGGAACATTTTCTAGCTTGGCGGCTTTCTTCATAGCAGCTTCGATTTTATCAAACAGCGGCCAGTCCCAACGGATGCTGCCACCTACATACGGCGCGATGTCCACAGCAAAGCCGTGAATGTGGCGTGAGCGCATTGTCTTGGTAGCGCCTTTGGCGAAGAGTTCTTTCTGGCGTGCTGGCGAGCGTAGCCCTTCGATGACGGTGAAGTCTATGTCGGAGATGCTGATAGCGCGCTTAACGACGCGCACCAAATCGGGGTGCACACCGCGTAGGTTTAACAGTGAACGCGGGCCTAGCTTGAATGCCATTACCGATCTGCCTTATGGTCCAACTTGTCTTCGATCCGGCGGAGGTGCATCATCACCTCGTCAAACTTCTTGTCGATAGCGTTGAACTTCTCGTCACCCTATTCCAGCTTCGTCTCAAGGATGG